ACTCTTTCCCTACACGACGCTCTTCCGATCTAAGATATATTAACTGAAAAAGATATTGATGTAGATTTGGTTGTTGCTTGTTCAACAAGCACAGCTACTACAGCGTTATTTGAACAATATCAAGATTATGCTGTTAAAGAATACAAAAAGAAAATATTAATTGCTACTGCTAAAAAATTACAAATCAATGAAATAGATATAGATGAATTTTACAAACAGGTAAATGAATACAGTTCATTAGGGACACACACCTCTACTAGATTAACTAAAGAACTTTTGATAGATTCAGTTGCTAAACATAAAAAAAATATAAAATTTACAAAATTCAGTATTTTAGAAAAAAAATTAAATCTAAAAGAAAATGATTTTGTTATATTAGCAGGTTCCACTGGGGTTGGGAAAAGTGGCATTGCTATAAATTTAATGGATGATTTATCTAAAAATTACCCATGTTTATATTTTAATTTTGAAATGGTTGAAAATGAGCTTTATCAAAGACTTATTTCAATAAATTCTAAATATAGTCAAAAAATAATTGAAAAATATGAAACTTTACCGCAGGAAAATTTAGATATTGTAAATGAGGCAATAGAAAATATTGCTGCAAGAAAAATAGATGTTATTAATCATTCATCGACTTTAAGCAAATTACGTTCTTTTATAATGTCATATAAAAGCGATAAACACTTTATTGTGTTTATCGATCATGTAGGATTGATTGGAATGAAGGGAAAATCAAGCTATGAAAAAATGACCGAGATAGCAAAAGAATTAAGAAAAATATCACTAGATAACAATTGTACGATAATTGGTCTTTGCCAGTTGAATAGAGAAGCTACAAAAAATGCAACGCAACCAAATTTATCTATGCTTCGTGATTCTGGTGAATTAGAACAAAGTGCAAGCAAAGTTGTATTTGTGTGGAAAGTAGAGAAAAACGGGAAAGAAAATTATTACTTAGTTATCGAAAAAAATAGGAGTGGTCCTAAATCGATTATTCCTATCGAATATAATAAAAACACTCAAATTGCTTACGAGATAACTGAGAGAAAGGATATAAGAAGTTAAATGAAAATATTAACATCAAAAAAGCAAGAAGAAATAAAACAAAAATTTATAAAAATGCATGAAGAAATAGCTAGAGAATGTTTGAATGTATAGAAGATAGATTGATGGATATAGAATATATGATTTTATCTTTAAACGATATAAGTAATATTTTAGATAGTAATAAAAATTATTATGATGAAATAATTGAGGATTATAGAAAAATGCAAACTAAGAATAAAAGGAAGTGGAAGAGGATGAATGAAGAAGAATGTATAAGAGCAATAAATTTTTTAAGTCTCAGTGCTGATTGTGGTGAAGATTTTAAAGCTATTGCTGTTTTAGAACAACTAATTAATGAACATTTTGATCCACAGCCATATAAATTTGAAGAGCTTAAACCTAATATGTGGATTTGGGATGATAAGCCAGAATTTGAGGGTTTTAGGATTATAAAAATCGAGAAAATACTAACAGAAAAAGAGTGTGGTTATTTATATCATGATAAAAATAAAAAAGTATTTATTGATAACATGACTAATCATGCTAGAGAATTTGAAGAAAACCGTTTTTATCCAGTTACAAAAGTAATACAGTATTAAAAGGAAGTGAAAGATGATGGATAAAGAGTATGCATTAAATAGTATATCTAGATATATTGATCTAAGAAAAAAAGAAGGATATGAAATATCCTCAATTGGAGTCTCAGGAATGAAAGAGGTGAGTATATATTTTACAAAAGAAACACCAAGCGTTAATGATATTGATAAAAATATGAGAATTGTTTGGGATTATTTTAAAGATAAAAAAAATGAATTTGATGATGTTGAAATTCAAGGATGGAAAGTTAAAGATGATAAAATTTATATTCTTTTTGATTTGCCCTATTCAGGCAATGAATATTGTTTAGATTGTAGATTATCATCAAGTGAATTAATAAATGAATTATTGAAATATATTATTTTAGATTTGGAAAATATGCATTTAACACTAGTACAGTATGTTAAACATTTAGAAAGTAAAAGGAGAGCCAAATATGATGAATGAAAAAGAATGTAGAGATGCATTAAACTATCTATATGCACCTTTAGCTAATACTGTGGTGCTTGAAATGTCTTATGATTTATTAATTAATTTAATAGATGAATATTTTAAACCAAAGGAAAACACATTAGATTTTAAACATTTTAATCTTCGTAGTGATAGCGTTTTAAAAAATATGAATAAAGATGAATTAATTGAGTACATACATATGCTATATCATAATTGGTCTGTAGCTGATGAAAGATCAGAAAACATAAAAAAATATGCTGAAAAGTTACAAGAAAAAGAAACACCTAAGAAAGTTGAGTTGATGAGAATTAAAAAATATGATGGATATGATATTGGAATTTGCGATTGTGGGACAATACTTGATACATCGTTAATTGATAAAATTAATTATTGTCCTTCATGTGGGAAAAGAATAGATTGGAGTGATGAAGAATGACGTTAGATGAAGCTATTACGCATTGCAGTGAAGTTATAGGTGAAAAATATTTAGAAGGTCACGTTAGATGTGCTAGCAACCACGAACAACTTAAAAAATGGCTGGAAGAATTAAAAGAATTAAAAAATCCACAGCCATATAAATTTGAGGATTTAAAAAAAGGAATGTGGGTGTGGGATGAAGATATAGGAGCTTGTATGCTTGTTAAAGAAGTAAACAAAAATCAAATAAATACAATTACTTTAATAGGTGGAGAGTCTTTTGTACTTGCAACATATAATATTACTGTTAAATTTAAAGAAAATCGTTTTTTTCCAATTACAAAAGCATTGGAGGCTAAATGAAATGGGGTACAAATTATACGAAGTATATACAAGTAGAGGCCAGTTGTTATTAATAGAAGAAGCAGAGGTTTGCGCAAAATTTATGAGCATGGATATAGCATCTTTTTACTCACATATTCAAGCACATAGAAAATTTGGAACTATAACTAATAGAGGATATTATGCAATTGTTTCAGGAGAAGCAGTAGAAAAAGAAATTACAAGACTAATAGTATATAGAGTAAAAAAAGATATATTAGTGCCAAAAAAAATAAAAAATGGCTTAATGAAACTTGTTAAAATAAAAAAAAGAGAAGTTTATAAATGGGATTATTTAATCAATAATGGCTACATATATCTAGCTAAAGAGATAACTTCTAAAGATAACGTTAGAAGTTATAAAGATGTTATTAAAATAAAAAAAGATGACTTAGAAAAATATTTTGAAAGATGTAAGGTGTAAAATATGCAGGAATCAAAGTATCAAGTAGCAAATTGGAAGAAATGGAAAGCAACTAGAAATTTATTAGCTTCAACAAAAAATGAATTAATGAATGATATAAAGGCAATTAGTTATTCTAATGAGCTTCCAGGTGGAAGTCACAGATCGATTATTGAAAAATATAATAAATTAATTGATGATTTAAAAATATATGACGAATACATAAGAGCATATGATGTTGTTATAAATCGTTTAGAAGATGCAATTACAAATCTTTTAAATGAAGAGCAACGAATAATAGTGCTGATTTATGCTAATTGTAGAGATAGTAAAAAAAGAGAAGAAGAATCCTTAAAAAAAGGAATATCAAGAACAGATTTTTATAGAAAATTGGCAGAAATATTTAATATTTTAGATGAAGTATTAGACAGTAATAAAATTGGGACTAATCTGGGACTAAATAAGCCTAAAAATGTGTTATTATGATATTGTGGTTTAAAACAAATAAACTTATTTATTCCTTTCCTAACAACAAAGTTTAATATAGCTTTGTTGTTTTTTCATAAATATAAGGAGACTTTATAAATGAAAACGTTTGATTATCATAGTTATAAGTGGAAAAAGAAAAGAAACAATATATTGAAAAAAGATGGCTATAAATGCCAAATCGCAAAATGGTATGGAAGAAGTGAAGAGGCAAATACTGTTCATCATATATATCCGGTTAAAGAATATCCAGAATATGCATGGGATGATTGGAATTTGATTAGTGTATCACATGCAAGCCATAATAAGCTTGAAAATAGAAAGACTGGGGAATTAACTAAGTTAGGACAGTGGCTTAAAAATAAAACTAAACCTTATGTTAATTGGAGAAAATAAATATGAGTATTGAAGAAAAAATGGAATTTATTAGGATAAACGATTTTGAAAATCCATTATTAATAATTTCTAAATTAATGCAAATAAAATTACTTTACGATGCAAAACTGATAAGTAAAAAGAAATTATGTAAATTGATGGATATTGATGAAGAATATATAGATGAATTAGAAAATTGGTAACCCGCCCTACCTTTTAGCGTAAAAAATAGCGATTTGTTTACTGGGGTGGGTAGGTCTTTCCAACTCTACGCTTTATTTTAGAAAGGGGTGATGGCGATTCATAAACAAACGAGAACAAAAAAAATCAATGCTTTTGTTAAAGAAACAAAGAAAAAAATGACTGATTTAGGAACGTATAAGATTGAATTTGACACTACAATCAAGCGATATGCAGAAATGCAACTGCAATATGAAATTTTAAATGAGAAATGGCTTGAAAGTGGATGTGCTGTCACTGAATCTTATACGAATAAAAGCGGTGCAACTAATCAGAGAAAGACTGCATTATATCTTTCAATTGAATCTCTTAGAAAAGAACTTCTGGAAATAGAAAATATTTTCGGTCTTACGCCTAAAGGGCTAAAAGCGATAAAAAATAAAGGACTTGAACAAAATAAAAAGTCCGCTTTAGATAAGGCGTTAGAAAATGTATAAAGGAAAATATTTTGATGAAGTTCTTGAATACGCTAAAGGATGTGTTGAAGGGAATATTATTGCAAATAAATATCGAAAAAAAGCATGTAAAAGATTTCTTGATGATTTGAAAAATGATAAATGGTATTTCAATCCAAAAGATGGTGATTTTGTAATTAATATTATTGAAAAAACAATATGTCACCAGCAGGGTGAAAAAAGAGACGGAACGCCTTTACGTGGCACTCCGTTTTTTTTAATGCCATTTCACAAATTTATTGTCTATAATCTTCTCGGTTTTAAAGAAAAAAATACAATTATAAACAGATATAAAGAAGCTTTAATTTTTATTCCGCGTAAAAATGTAAAGACTTCTTTTGCTGGAGCATTGGCATATGCACTTGGATTACTATATAGAAACAGCGGATCGAAAATATATGTAGTTGCAGCAGCATTAAAGCAGACATTAGAAACATTTAATTTTCTAAAGTACAACATAAAGAATATGGGAGAACTGGATGAAGATGGCGGACATTTTCATATAATTGATAACAATAATGAGCATTCTATAAAAGCTGAAATTAGCAGTGGTTTTTTTGAATTAAATGCATTAGCAGCAAATCCAGATGCGCAGGATTCATTTAATGGCAATATTGCAATAGCAGATGAAATACACGCTTTTAAGAAGCCAAAACAATATAATTTATTTAAAGAAATGATGAAAGCATATACTAATAAATTACTTATTGGTATTTCTACTGCCGGTGATGATCCTAATTCATTTTTAGCACAAAGAGTAAAATACTGTAAAAGAGTTCTTGATAAAGAGATAGAAGATGATCAATATTTTATTTTTATATGTGAAGCAGATATGACTGTCGATGAAGAGGGAAATAAAATACTTGATTATACTAATCCTGTTGTCCATGAAATGGCCAATCCTGCTTATGGTCAATCAATTAGACCTGAAGAATTAATGAATGATGCAATGCAGGCGATGAATGACCCACAACAGAGAAAGGATTTTTTGGCTAAATCGCTTAATGTATTTACTAATCAGATCGATACTTATTTTGATATGAACATTATTGAAGACAGTGACAGTAAATATAACTGGACACTCGAAGAATTGGCAAAACTGCCAATAAGCTGGTATGGGGGTGCTGATCTTTCAAAGTTACACGATTTAACTGGTGTATGTTTATATGGGCGATATAAAGATATTGATATTGCGATTACCCATGCTTTTATCCCAATCACAGTAGCTCATCTTAAAGCTGATGAAGATAATATCCCTATTTTTTGGTGGAAAGATGAGGGATGGTTAACAACATGCAACAGTGATGTTATCGAATATGAAGATGTAGTTAAATGGTTTATTGAAATGAAAGATATGGGATTCAAAATAAAATGGATTGGATATGACAGAAGGTATTCGAGAGAGTTCATTTTAAAAATGAAAAAAGCAGGATTTAAAATCAGGGATCAGTTACAAAGATATGTTGAAAAGACAGAAGCATTTAGAGAAATCGAAAAAAAATACAGATTAAAAAAATTCTATTACGTGCATAACAAAGCTTATGAATATTGTGTTTCTAATGTCAAGGCAATTGAAGACAGTGATGAATTTATAAGATTTCAAAAAGTTATGCCAAATCAACGTATTGATTTATTTGATGCAAGTGTAATAGCATGTAAACAATTATTGATTGCAGGTGAAAAATCAAATAATGCATCAATGTACCTTGATTAAAGGAGGTGTTTAAAATAGCAAAAAAGAATAAGAAAAATAGAAATAAAGATAAACCAATTTCAAAAGGCAGTGCAAATGAAATAGGTTTTTTTGTTGATAATTGGGATACTTTAGCAAGTTATGGTTATACAAGGCTTGCAGATAACCCTGAAATAATCAGTGCTGTAAATAAGATATCAAATCTTATTTCAACAATAACAATTCATCTCATGGAAAATACTGATAACGGGGATCAGCGAATTAAAAATGAACTGTCTAGAAAGATTGATATAAATCCTAATGAATATATGACAAGGGCAACTTTTATCTCGGCATTAGTAAGAATATTACTGCTTGAAGGTAATGGGAATGCAGTTATTTACCCTGAAACAAAAAACGGATTGATAG